GTGGCTTGAATGATTTTGAGTCCAGGTCGTTTCCCGACTAACCACGCAGGCAACATATGACTAGCAAACTCCGACTTGGTGTGTCTAGGAGGCATGTTGATAATGAGACGTTTTAATTTACCGTTCGCGATCCGTTCAAAGGCATTAGCCATAATCCTGTGATGACTGCCCTCAATAAACTGTGGCCATTGAGATTTGACGAAAGCTAAAAAGCTCTGTTCACATTGCTCAACCTCATTGAGTTCTTTAAGTCTTTCCGTGAGTTCGAGGTACTCTTTAAGTACGTCTTTTGGTAGCTGTTCCCAAAGCTCTTTGTCAATTTCCATAAAAATTTTGCAGCAATTTTTTAACATGATAACCTTGAATAAAGGAACTGTAAAGCTGTATAAAAATTCCATGGAATATTAGTCTGAAAAACTCAGGCGGATACGTGCCTAAAAGCTACCTATATATAGGGGGGGTAGGGGGGTTAATAACTAAGCGTAGTAAACCGCTACTACCTTTTTAACCTTTATATACCCTAAATTAACCCTTAATTAACCCTTATATTAAATAAGTTAATAAAACCCCTTTACTTTAATAAAGTAAAGTAGTAACCTATATATACCTTTTTAAAAGGTGGGTTTTTTAAAAGTATTAGGTTACGCCTTTTTAGGCGTGTGTGTTTAACGCTTTAAGCGAGGAAAATGCTAATGAGTAAGACTCAAAAAGCTAACGCCAAAGCCCAATCTCTTACCAGAGATGAAGCCAAGGCTAGACTCTTAAAAGCAATAGGCGACGATGCTGAACTAGGTGAATGCTTAAATGTATTCACTAAAGTCAACACCAAAGCCGTAAACAGAAAAGGTCTTGAAGACAGCATGGTACTCATGCGTGGTTCTAAAGATCCTCAATCTGTTTATATTGCGGAAAGAGTTGATCAAGCTGATGGGAAAACAGTAGCAGAAGCCATGGCTAAAGTAGTGAATCAAGTACACGGTAGTTACCGTATTGCTGACATTCTCTATGATATAGCTAGAGGCTACCTACTAGATCCTAGAAGCTAAAGAGTAGAATCAGTAACCGCTGATTAATCGGGGTGAAAACAACCCGAGGGGAGAGATCGTCTAAAAATCGAGATTCTCTCACTACCCTTTAGCCCGAATCTAGAATGTAATAGTATATAGTTATAAGGGCATTGGGCATTGGTATATTGTAGTGTAGTATTGCGTTTTTGGCAATGGCAAGCGATACCAATTGCACGCAATGGCAAGCCTTATAGAAACATTTGGCAATCTTAACAAAGCCCTTTACTTTCACATATTCTCGTATATCATATTAGGTTAAGTAAATGAGTTTCTTAATTCCCAGTCCTGGCTGCTGGGGTGTGTTTAATTCATTATAAGGAAAATGTAATGAAAGAAGATCAAGCTAAAACGCCAAGTCTTCAAGATGCTCAAGAACTGGTCGGAGTTGCCATCGCTGGTGACCCTGATCTAGAGTCTGCTCTTGAAGTTCTAGTCGCTCAAGCTACTCGCAAATCTCAAGGTCGTGGGTCTCAATTTCAGACTCAAATGTCTGAATATATGGACTCAATCCTTGCGATAAACGAGTCGCGTCTTGTCAAAGCTCAAGCGAGAAAACACCACGAGCGTGCGGAGTTTGCCGACGGCAAAACTCTACGCGAATGTGTTGAGTCTCAATACTTTGACTGGGCGGATCTGAAGTATGACATCGTCACCTGTCGCTACCTAGTGATTGTTGATGGTCCTAACTTCGATCCTGAGGGCTAGAGTTTAGAGTCGGGAGGTCCTAGACCTCCCTAACTCTCCGATAATTGGTTCTGCGAAAGTTGTGTACCAAGGGGAGTCCTATGTCTATTCGTCGAGCGTCTTGCTCTCTCCCTCTATTACAGTTCCAGGAGGCAATATTCCTCCTGTCTCATGATATAGTTGTTGCATTCTGGCAAGAATGTCTTCCTTATTCATGGTCTCTACCTTGTTAACTGTGAGCTCCGACCTGTTCACATACAGACCTGCTGCCTTTCCACGACTGACCTCTGCCGTTACCGCAGCAGACCAAGCCCCATTGCGCACTGCCCCATCACGAATGTCCTTCAAATCTGTTAAATGAGTTCCGAGCTCCAGTCCTGCTCGGTAAGCCCCACGCTCTTGAAGAACAGTGATACGGTCCAAGACCTTAGGATTGTTCTTACTGGCAAGCATAGTACCAGCACGTTGAGCATTCTTCTCCGAGTACCCAGCTGCAATGGCAGCCTGTGTTTTATTCATGCCTTTGGCAACGTTCTGTGCAAATTTCTCTTGTTGAGGGGTGAGAGTTCCTGATCCTTTTGTTCTCGACATCTGTACCTTTTCCCTGTTTTCCTCCGAAACAAGGAAAACCTAGTTGAATACCAGAGTTCTATTATATATGGACCACTGTTTAAAAGTAAACACTCTATTTTACAACACACGTCATCATCATGCATTATTACCAATGCATTACTCACTTATTACCCCAATTCCACCAATACTCGGCTAATAACCCAGCTCAATATATCCCTACTCCTTTTGTTTACTACATTTCTAATCAAAAGCTATTGGGCTATTGGCTAAACTGTCCCTTTTTTACATTTTTATTTTTTCTTTTATGCAACCCTATATACCAATAGCCCATTCCTCTTTACTTATGAACGAGTTTAGTCGATCTAGCAAGTAAGTGATCACTAACTAAATATTGAGTGCCCACTAAAACAGTCAAGTAAGTAAGTACTTACTAACTTTGTAAAGTAGTTACAACTCCTTTACACTCACTTAATCGTTAGTATAATAGTATGGTTAATAAATAGTTTATTAACATTGTTTAATTAATCGGAGGAATATAATGAACAATCTTCAAAGATTTGTGAATTATGCTCAGCCAGTCGTCAAAGCGGTAAGGGAAAATCATAACGAATTTCACCGTCTTGAATACTTCAGCGTCAATGCTGAAAATCTATTTGTCGAAGAGGGCTTCTTAATAGAATTCATGACAGAAGATAAGTATGATCCCAAACACTTCAATGGTGCTATACCGTTAGTTGTTGCTAACTGGGGAGAAGAGACTGGGGCTAGTATAGTCCTAGAATTGTCCGCTGAACAGCGTCAACTATTAAGTTCCGAAGTGGCTGCTATTCTACTGGGTGAAGACTATAAACTATGGGAAAATGGCGTAGTTTATTTACTTATGGATCATGAGTATTATCAAACGTGTAGTGGTTTTACGGTCACTGAACAGATTGATCCAACTAACGGTGGGGTGCATAATGCGATTGACTTTCTGGCTAAGAGTTTGGGTCTTAACTATCTTACTATAGATTTTCCGTATAGTCGTACAGAATATATGTTAATAGATTGGGAGGATGTATGATCTGGTTTAAAGTATCACTAGAAAAAGAATCTCTCGACGGTAGCGAAGAGCTGACTCAAAAGGTTAGGGAATTACTAGATGTCGATGATATGTATGGCGAAGTGCTATGTACTGGGAGCCACGAAATCAATGAAAATGATATTGAGGCTGAAGATAGGTTTTGGGAGGAGTATAGCGAATGGGAGTTCGACCTCTTGGCTGAGGGTACGGAAGAAGAGCCTATCAAACTCAGTAATCATGAGATTATAGTCATAACAACGGTGGAAGACGAAAAAGTTATTCAAATCGACGGCGAAGATCTTCCCGTTTGGTATGTTAAAAATGCTTAAACAACTCGCTTTAGAGTCGTTTAATCGTTAGTATAATAGGTAGTATAGGTTGAATAACCTATACATTGTTTAATTAAGCGGAGAATGCTTATGGAAAATTCAAAGGTTGCCAACTCAGATGGTTGGTATGTGTATAAAAGCTCGGATGACGATGGACTGTTTATGCCTGAGATGTGGGACTATGAGACTATGAAAGAAGAGTCTCCTTTAGTTTACCAAGAAATGAAAGTCATCTACTCAATACTTGAGATGTTTATAAGAACTCAAGCTCCAGTGTATGGCTATTACTTCAGTGAAACTCATGAAACAGATGAGCCATCAGACCTACCCACACAGTGGGACGAGAATGATGAGAAGAAGGAAGAAAAGATCTGGTCAACGGTCTACGATACTCCTTTGTCTTATTACTATCAAGCTGGTGAGTATCATCATATCTCAGTTCACCGCTCAAAAGAGTTCACTTACTATGCGATCAGTCTTCGTGGCTGTAGCTTTCAAAGTGCGTTAACCGAGTATGTGCGTATAAGGAATGATGACTCATGAACGCTAAGAAAGCAAAAGAACTCAGACGCTCCCTGCGTAAAGGGGGAGTGGACTGTACGGAAGCTAAGCATGTACAAAGGATGGTCAAGGATAAGGATGGGGTGGAAAAACGCCACCCCACCATATTCCTGGATCCTAAGTGCGGCAGAGCTATTTATCAACAACTAAAAAGGAAAATGTAAGGAGAATTATGTGCATAAAGAAAGTAGATAACCTCACTAGAAGGCTTAATAAAGCCATGAGGACAACCCTACTTAATTGTGACCCAGATGAGCTAACAAGATTATCATCTACTGTTAGTCTTGATACGTGGAAAACAATAAGTAGATTACTTGTGATAGAGACAACTCTACACCCAAACTATACCGAGAGAGTAGAACAATGAAATTAATTTACGCAAGATATCCTGGCAAATGCCAGCATTGTGGCGGTAAAACCGAGCGCAATGAAGAGGTCTGGTGGGAAGCTGGAACTGGAGTAATCCACAAAGGTGTGTGTAAAGCAGAGTCGGAACGTGAAGGTGGTGGGGCTATTCAATCATCTCAGCACGAGAGGTTAATGCAAGATCCCGAGTACGCTAGAGGAGTACAAGACACAAAGGACTATCAGTTTAATAGGGACACCTTTGGCAGCGACTACGCAGAGGCGATACAAATGCAAAAAGAGTTCAATGAAGACTCCTACTAAGGTCTACGAGTTTAAAGTCTATACGCAAAAGAATGTATTTGCGTTTGGTAAAGGTACATTAAAAGAGGGAGCTGATTTAATTACCAAAATGGACAAAGAGCTAGAAACAAGGTATCAGGACTGGTATAAACCTGACAAGGACGGCAAAATACGTCAAGACGAACCTTATTTCACTCTGCCCAAACCTTACGACAAAGTGCCTATGAGCGTGTTTGAAGGGGGAGATATAACTGCTGAATTAAACGGGAAAGTAGAATATATGGAAGCTGCAACAATAGATGGGGAACCCGACCCCACCGCAATTGAAGGAAAATGGACACCATGAATAAAATATACGAGTTTACTCTACACCCCAGCGGTTATGATCCTGATAAACCTCGCTTCTATGTTATTGGAGCAGGTACTCTGGAAGATGGTATAGCTATAATAGAAAATATGAACGAGCAGTTTGTAAAATGGGCAGAAGACCCAGTATATGATCGAGACAAACTATTTGACCTGCGAATACCTAGTGTTGCTACACCTATTCGTTTTTGGGAAGGTGGTGACCTATTTGCTAGCGGTGGTCCATTCGGTGAGCAATATGGTAAAGAACTCTTTGAGAGTTATTATTACACCATGGACAATAAGTGGGAGATTGATGAATAAAATATACACACGTCCCAAACATAAGATTATTAAGGCAAAGTACAGTGGAAAGTGTAGCTACTGTGCCTGCTATTTTCCCGCAGGTGTCCCTATATACTGGGAACCTGTGACGAAAGATAAATATCATCTACACTGTTTAACTGAGGAGGAGTAATGCCATTAAATTACGATTACAGCAAAGTAAAAGAAAGCACTAAGGTTTTTGAACCCGACGGCACTTTTGACGATGAAGGGAACCCACTGGGCTATATGACAGATGTGTTAGACAAACTTATCTGGGCATGTTCGTCAGTAGGTATGAGCGAAATCACCGAGGATAACTGGAAAGATTTTTATACTCGCATGAAGATAATGGGTAAAGACCGCAGTCTTTTACGCAAAGATGAAAATGGGGGGTACACCGTTCCAATTAGTGCGCAAGAGGTTAAAGACCATATCGGTTTAATGACTAATGCTTCTACACTAACCAAGCTCCAGTTCTTAAAGAGAGCTTATCGTGTAGTTTATGGAAGTGTGAGGGAGGAGTAATGACTGAATTCTTAATAGACTTTGCCTACTTTATAGGCATACTTGTTTGCATTGGCTTACCAGCCTATGCACTGGTGTACTTTGATGATGATAATGCGGAGACATAATTATGGTGCCACCTGTTTTTACTAAGTATTGGGAAGGAGCACTATTTGTAGGCTTAGGATTACTGGTGGTGCTTATAGGAATCATAATAAGCCCAGTCTTGTTGTGTGTTTACTTAAAGAATAAAATTAAAGACCACTTCGAAATGTCAGGTTAATTCTTTCCCCAACATTTTCTAACTTAGGTACTGCGTGAGTACTCCTCATCTGAGAATGCCCATCAAAAATCAATGCATCCCCATGACTTAACAAGTATCTTGTTGTTTCGTCTCTGTTGTGATAACAGGTGCTTATTTCACTAGTGTTACTCTCTTTTTTAATGTCCTCCACATACGTGTTCCATTCAAATAGTCTAGGAGCACCAAAAGAAAAGGATAACACTATATCATCTAACGTGGGCACCGTATCTGAATGGTGTGGGATAGTGACGTAGCCTGATTTATACAGACCACATAAACAAAAGGTGAATTTAACTTTCCTACCTGTAGCATGGGACGCAAGTTCCTCTGCTATATCCTTGTAAAAATTCATATTGTCGGTGTCCCAAGGTTCAGGAGCCATGAACTTACCTGCGTATTCAAAAGGGCTGTCGCCAAATCCTCGCGTGGGTCTGCCTATCACTTGTACCCCATTATATTCTCTTGTTTCAGGTTCATCCCAATATTCAAATTCAGGTGTTAGTGTTACTGTATCTCTAATGTATTTGAGCATTTATTTTCCCACTCCTTTGCCATCTTTTTTGCTACGGTTACAGCACTGTCGATATCTTTTGTTTTAACAACAGCTTCTTCGACTATGGTGTTAGTTTCAGTATCCCTTACAATAACACGCCATGCTGAAAAACTAGAAAAACCAGCAGATGTTCCTTTTCTTCTGTTTCTTTTACCTGTGGGTCCTCTCTCTTTAAACCAATCAACTGTGCCTTTGTACCGTTTGTTCATCTACTCTCCTGTGCTACCAAAGCCTCCTGTACCACGTTCTGTTTCATGCTCAAACTGGTCAACCACTACTGGTTTTATTTGTTCAACCTTCATAATAGCCAACTGGGCTATTCTATCTCCTAGCTCTATTATGTAGGGTGTGTTACTCCTGTTATAAAGGCAGACTTTCAATTCGCCCTGATAATCGGAGTCGATCAGACCAATTGAGTTCGCTAAGACAATGCCTTTGCTCGCAAGCCCAGAGCGAGAGAGTAACACACCACAAAACTTAGGATCCTTAATCCATATAGCAAAACCTGTTTCAATTACGATAGTTTGTTTAGACGGTATTCTAACCACTCTAGGAGAATAGATGTCCATTCCCCCTGATCCTGAAGTAGCATAGTCTGGCATGGGCGTTCTATTTAGTATTCTAATTTGCATCAACCGCCTCTAAGCCACACTTCTGATCGCTTATCTAGTATGTCTTCTACAATATCTCTTTCTTTATTCAATTCCTCAAGCACTTCTGATAGCAGTTTAAACTTTGAGTGGTAGGTGATACTAACCATGTAAGAGTCCTTTGGCTTAACTGATTCAATTTTAGACATCCACCATTGACCTCTAGCAAAGCGGTAAATGTACTCAATCATGACCTCATCAACGCTCCACATATAACTGTTTAGGTTTCTGTGCCGTTCCATTTCGTTAGGTCTTTCAGGATCTACACCTACACCTTCTTTGTCTAAAACTCTGGCGTAACCTACTTCTACCAGTGCTTTGGCTTTTTCTGCACTATTATACTGGTCAAACAGTATCCTTCCGTTATGGCTAGGATAACCGTCATAGTGACAGTACATAGATAAAACCTCTCCAGTCGGTTCTTCATAAATGATATTACTTCTTGTTCCCATTACACCTCCACAGGTTCTACGTCCCGAACTTTAATATGTCCAAGACTAATTAAATGATTGAATTTAACTTGAGCTACTTTTGCATAGTCCACTTCCTCATCAATAGGAAAAGGTGCTTTGAACTCAATAGTTATTTGACAATCCATGTTTGCCGCATCTACAAAAGTAGCACGGAACAGTCTGTCTTTCTTCATACTGTGTCCTCCAGTAATTTATTGATCAGCCTTTCGGTATCTTCAATAGCGATCAGCATATTACACACGTTATCTGGATCTTCTTTTTGATCTGGTGTAGCTTCCTCTGACCACGCTCGAATTTGCCCTAGTTTCCTACTGGCTTTCTTTAGCTTTTCTTGAACGTGTGCTCCTAAGAGCACGACGTCCAACATACTTTCGTCTTTAACCATCTATTTTAAAACGACGCTTTCCTGGAGTGTGGTCTGCGTAGATATTAGCCACTGCGATAACAGCAGAAAATGCTTCTCCCACTCTGTCTAATTGCTCTTCATCTAAAGAGCACAAGGCTTCGTGACATTTTTCAATGGCGTATTCCACGTTCCATTTGTTTTTACTTATGATACCTGCATCTCGGATGTGATCTGATAAATCGACCACCAGTTCTGTTGACTCTGACATATGTTTCTCCTATCTTAGTCTATTGTTATAAATTTTTCCATCTAGGGTTTTAACCTAGTATATACATTATACGCCCGACGTTTTGAATGTAAAGGAGTTGTACCCGAGTTGTTTAGGATTTGTTTTTTGCATGAACCTTCTGAAGTAGTTCTGACTTTAACATTCCACTCTCTGTGCGTGGGTTGTACCCAATGGTGGCAAACCCCTTCGTATGTTTTTGTACTTGATAGTTCTTTTCTCTTATAGCTGTCACTGGGTTTTTATCTTTTTTCTTGTGATGGTCTATAAGTTGCTGTTCTAAGTTAGACTTTCTCATGCTTGTTATCTTGGGTAATCCTGCGTCTTCCCTGCGTCTGTTTTCGTTTTGTTTTACTGTCCAATACAACTTACCGCTTTCTTTAGGAGAACGAAAAGTTTTCTTATATCTTGCAGGTCGTACCCAGTTTTCTTCCATAATAATACGATTGAGTTCATCTATGTCTTCTTTTATTCCGCTCCCGTGACACTCTACATGTAGTTCCGCTTGTGCTAGCACATCAGGGTCTACTGAATGCGTAGGCATTACGTTGGGTTCATAAGGGATTAAAGAAGCCCTTTCCCCTGTTCCGTAAGTGCTAAGTGGGTTTCTATTATTTTCGTACTGTTGCTCTTTTCTACAGTCTTCTGAACAATAGGTTGTTGCCCCATAAGGCAGAGTGTTCCCACAACGAACACAGTTTCTTTCTTTATCGTAATCGTTAACTTGATGTCTAAGAGAATGAGCTTCTACTCTGCACACCGCAGAGCAGTATTTACGCTTTCGGGGATTGTTAAATTCTTTTTTGCAAAACGCACAAGGTTGTGGTTTTGATATTTTCTTTGATTTATATTCTTTACGACGAGGGGTTTCTTCTACTACCTTAAGAACAGGCAGCAGTTCTAAAAACTTAACAAATCCTGTCGTAATCGTCCTCATATCTGATAATATCTTCCTCTGATAGACCGTTTTCTTTCTTAGACCACCAAATCTCTAAAACCACTAAGTCATTGTTTTTACTCGTATTTTTAAGACGATGTATGTATCCTTGCGGAACCATTACCCTTGATCTTTCTCCAGAAACGAACGTAGATGTCTGTTGTGGGGATTCACCAAGAGTTATTAACCCTGTTCCTTCTAAAATTGTCCATTCTTCAATGCGATGTTCGTGTTTTTGCAAACTAAACTGTTGTTCAGGGAAAAGTCGTAGTTCTTTTACGACATAATGGTCACTTTCAAGTAGAACTTTATAGTTTCCCCATGGTTTTTGAATTAACATCTTAGAAAAACAGTATTCCTACCCAATGAAAAAAGACAACCGCTCCCATAACAACGTAAAAGATCCAAAACAGTATTTCTAATATCGCACCTAACATAAACTTCCTTGTTAATCTTGATCCACATAGGCTCCTGTCGCTTCACCAGTCGTGTCTTCCTCACTTAAAGGGTCAGAATTAACAACGGTAAAGGTAGGTTGGTCTTCAGGTAACTCAATTGAACCACGTAAGTTGTCCATATCGACAGTTTGTAGTGTATCGAAGAGTTCCTTATTAAAATCTATACATAATTTACTATGAGGGCTTATCACAAAAGCTCGAATGTGGGCTTTACAGGGCTTTCCCTCCCTATGCCTATGTATCATATACATATCTATAGGAAATAACACAGTGTCTGACTTTTCTAACCCACAAATTTCTTCCGTTATTTCTTCAGGATCAATTTGTCGGTTGTAATTATTAGTGACACTTTGCTTTGCAGCTTTTTTGAGCTGTGGGTAACTTAAACATTTATATACACCCATGTCTACTCCTTTTTTGTTTACAAAATAGGTTTATACCTATAAGGACATTATACCCCTGACGTTTTGAATGTAAAGGGGTTAAACGGGAATTGCGGTTTTAAGCCAGAAGACCAGAAGGTAACGGTCTCCTTTGTCTACTGCTAAACCACGATGCATGTGGGTAAAGCTAGGAAAAATCAACGCATGACCACTAGGTAAGGGATCAACTACCCCTCTGCCAAGAAATTCTGTGCCTCCGCCCTTATAGTCACCAGTATTTAAGGGAACTACTACGCTGATATCGGCAGTTTGATCATGGTGCCATGCACCTTGTTGTTTGTTCTTTAAATTGTAATTAGCTATTTGAATACTGTAGGCTGTTTCTATATAGCGTTGCCACAGTACCATAAAAATAGGGTTCATAACAGAATAAACCACACTCATCATAGATAAAAATATATCAGGAGCAAACTGTTCTAATATAATTTCGGGTATTTGCCTGAGTTCATCTTCTTCAGGGTTAGGTTCAAAATTAAAATAGAGCTTCATATTCTCTACTTCATCTAATAGCATTTCACAAAAATCAGGTTTAAAAAGAGGTGTTGTGTAGACCTCTTTAACAGGTTCTTTAATTTGACTACGCAAAACAGTTTCTTTTAAGTCATTTTTCCCTAATGACTTACCGAACTTTAGTATTTCGGGGAGAGCAGTTTTAATTAGATCAGCTACCTGCTCATCGATCATCCATTCTGATCTAACGGCTAGAGGGAAGTTTTTGATTAGATAGTTGTTCATATCTTGTTTTCCACACTTTTTCCACTAAATCAGAACTCGCTTGAGCCTTTCCTCCACCTATGTTAAACATCAGGCGTACACCGTAATGCTCACAAATTCCAGCTTCGGGGATGTGTTCTTTGCTTTTTCTATCGCCTCCGTTAGCAAATGTGCGTATATTGTTAGAGGGAACCTCGCATAATTCTTTTAAAGTCTCACAAACCGTTTGGTCAGTGTCAATAGAAGGAACTACTATATCCACAGGTTTAAATCCCCCTATAATTTCCATCCGTTGTTCAAAAGGCATAAAAACATAACCTTTCTTTTCTAACAGGAACTCGTCATTATTTACAATAACGATCAATTTTCCTGTAAATTCTGAAGCTAAAGCTTTAGCTTCATTAAACATTCTTAAATGCCCTATATGGATAGGGTCAAATCCACCACTTACTACAACACTCATTATACAGCTACCCCCACAATAAGTATAACAACCAATGCTATTATTATATAGTCATATCGCATCATTTTCCTTGTCCTCTGTATTTTTTAAGACTTCTTTTCTTGTGTTTATTCATGGTAGAAGTTCCAGGATTTCTTCCTATAGAAGTTTTCTTAACATGTTTGAGAAGAAGACTGGAAAATGTTCTAAACTGTTTTGCCATAATTTCTCCTAAAAAAAGGGGAGAGCCGAAGCTCTCCCAATTAGATTAATATAATTCAATATAGCCTTGTTTTGCATCATAAGCTATATCACGTGGTCCTAAGTCTTCGATATTCTTATCAAGAATAGCTTGAACTCTAGGATTTCCCTTGTAATGTTCCAATCTATTTTTAATCACACCTGACTGAACTTTAGCGGTACGTTCTTCAACGATTCGTACCTTTCTAGTTGGGTCCAGTTTGCTGCGATTTCTTTTAGTTTTCGAGGGTGCTGCCGTCACTTTTGCTTTTACACTTTTAGGTAACGGAGCAGGAACATATTCCTCTGCTTTTTCAGATAAAAGTTCAAAGGTTCGCTTTGCAGCAGTATCTTTATCTTTAAACTTTTTCACTGGTTTATCGGCATATTTGTTGTAAAGCTGGGTGATGAAGGCAGTTTGCCAGCTGGACATACCGCTTGGGTTTACTGCATATTTAATGCCCATGGGCATTTTAGCTACATCATCTGTTTTTACAACAGTACCATCAGAAAGTACACCTATAGCGTACTCGACACTTGGGTCTTGTTTTGACATACGTCTCTCCTATCTTTTGTCTTACTCTACTTTATTTTAATTTAAAAGTAAAGTGATTAGTGATATGTGTTAGTTACACCACGAAACTTTTCAAAACCGTCACTGATCGCTTGTATCATCACTTCTCGTAATTCATCGTCCGTAAGTAAAAATGGGTCATTTGAGTCTTCAGGCGTTATCGCCATGTAGACTGCTGCCCATAAAAACCCTGAAACGAGGAGACTGGGGTGATAATCCCCAGTCTGTGCAAGTTCTTCAGCAAAGGCTGAAAGTTTTTGTGCAACTTCCATCGTTTTCTCTTCAATTTCTTCAAGAGAATCTGTAACTACCATGTTATCATGCTGCTTTGGCATACTCAATCGCCTTGTCTAATGCTCTTTCCTTTAGTTTACTACGAGTTCCGAACCAAGCGTTGTGAATTGCTGAATCTCTATCGTATCCCCATTTGTGGTCTACTATAAAAGTTACAGCGTTGTATGCTCCCCACCATGTACCTTTAGAAGATACTAGGTTTGCTCCTGGCTGTTGTTCTAAAGCGTCATACACTAAGCTAGGAGTTTTCTTAAACTCATCTAGCATGGTTTGACGTGCAGCAATCTTTCTAACGTCTGACTCTTTTTCAAGCTCATTTTGCTCTATTAGTAAGTCAGGTTGTAAAAGATCAGCTATAAAAGTAACTACAGAATCTTTTTTGTACTTTTTAGTAGTCAAAAACTCTGCTTGTTCTTTATAGTTTTGCATTTTATTAGAAGCAATTCCGAGGGCTTCCTCTGCAGCAATAATGATCTCATTATCAAATGCTCTAAGGTGAGGCATTTTAAATACACCTCTTTTACCCTCTTTGCTCATCGCCATACTGAGCGTGTTATTACACACTACACGTATTGGTGTAAATCTAATTTCATTAGCTTTACCCCATTGATGAGCCACCGCCACTAGCAAATAACCTTCAACCTTGTCGTCTCCTGGAAGAACGAAGCTATCATTTAGTTTCGCTAATCCCCAGACTTGTCTACCGTCTTTTAAAGAACCAGCAGTTTCCATTTTCATGTCTCCTGCATCGGTGAACTTTTTAAAGAAGGTAAACGCTTCACGGTTTTGGGTAGGAATGAAGTCAGGTCCACAAGGTCCAAGTGTCTTTTGATCACTATCTCGTACGAGTACGTGATAACCATCAACAGGCATGAACTCGGGATCGGCTTCGTTAAATTCTGGAGTGGTATGCGTAAACATGTGTCGTCTACTAACAGTCCAATCCAAACCAGCCACCTTTAGCATTTCTTCAGGAGATAAGTTGTCATCAACTTGGACTCCTAATCCGTGCCAAGGGACTTCACCAGCATAAGCCATGGTTTCTACCATATGTGCCATATAGTCTCCTTATATTATTATTGTTAAATAACCCACCTATATAGACAATACATAAAGCACTACCTATTAGGTAAGGATAGTTTAGTTATGACTACCCCATTGTAAAGGGAGTTGTAAAGAATGGCTAGTGAATTGCGAAGATTTGTAAAAAATCGGGTGAACTGTTTCCAGTTCACCCTCGAAATCACCGTTCAACAGAGCCTCAAACGATAATTAAAAAGCTCTGTCGGAAAATGCTATTTCCCGCATGGGAGATATTGAACAGCTTCCGTTGCAGGTGTTATTATTTCCCCACCGCCTGCTGGGGTATCAATTCATAAAACTCAGTCAGCTAAAGGACAACGGTGACGGCATTGCTTGTTGTATATCACATTTGCTCGAGCTGTATGCACGGTGTCCTCTAGCCTAGTAAATAAACACTTGAAATATCTAATGCCTTATTCATAACTCTGGACAAAAGGCTCCATTATGTTGCCCACTAGGTCAATCAACCTATTTACTTACTTACCTATATTTTAAGTAGGATAGTTTGAATGTAAAAGGATTTATTTACTAAATAAAATGTTTCTTAAAGCGTTCCAGTCGTAAGGAGCACTTAGTTCTAATAGGCTAGGATGCTTTAACCCTTGATCCCTTACCTCGCGTGCATCAAGCCCAGAAAAAAGATATAATTTTCTTTTATCAGTTCCCACGAGAATGTATGTTGGCACACCTGCCTCACCAAATTTAATAAGCCAAGCTATTTGTTCAGGTCGTAGTTTAACTGCGTTAGTGTTCGTGACTTTAAGCTCTACCCAGCAGCAGTTGGAACTGTAAACCCCAAAAACATCCGCAATCCCTCTGCCAGTTCCCCCTGTTTCAATTCGTTGCCAGAGAACTTCAGAAAGCTTTTTGCGTAAATTATTCCAGAGATTACTCTCTTTCATCTCGAAGCTTGATCATTTTTGCACCTTGATCGGTCATCCACTTACGCATAAGTGCATGAAGGCGGTTGCCTGTTACTCCAAGATCTTTGAGGGAATCCTCTTTTTCTTTATACCTTACATAACCGTGATAGTAGTCACCGTTTCCTAATTGGCAACGTCTAATAATCTGCCAAACACGTTGCTTGGTTAAGTTATACTCGTCAGCTAATCCGTCCATTGTAATATCAGTATCCTTATACTGTTTATAAATGACACTATTTCTATCAAACTGTATCTTTTGGTTTTCTTCACTAATCCCTTTCATTAAAAGCCTCCTCATAGGGTGTTGTTGCCTTACCCCAGTTGACACCTGCTTCTGCATCTACTGAGTTGGGGACTTCTAGTTGCACACAATTTTCCATTATTTCTTTTATTTCTTTTGCTTGTTGTTTTGTTTCTATTGATATATCTAGTTCATCGTGTACTTGTATATGTGGTACGTATCCTTCTTTGTATAACTCAACCATCGCTTTCTTTGTCATATCTGCTGCGGAACCTTGTATCAAGCGGTTTAATGCTTTATAGGTGAAGGCTCGAATTATATTCTCCTCCCCCCATTTTTCTGAAGCTTCCTCATAGGGGATAGGCACGTTTCTAACTTGTCTCGGTTCAAATAGGTTAAACCTGCACTTTCTACCCAGTAAGGTGGTAATAAACCCACGATTACTAGCATTACGCATACAGGAGTCAGCTAAAGCCTTAACAAAAGGTACTCGTTTATGGTACTTAGAAATTAAGTCTTCTGCTTCCGTATCTGAAATACCCAGCATTGAGATTAACTTCTTTTTTCCCATACCATAAGACAAAGCAAGGTTGATATCTTTTGCCTGTTTTCTAGGTATATTAGCCATGTCTGCCACTATTTGATGAAAATCTGCGTTTTGATCTGTATACTGTTCTACTGCATTCTGTGCTCCTGGTTGATTAGTAAGAGCAGCATAATGAACAGTTAAGCGAGGTTCCTGTTGGCTATAGTCAAAGGCTCCCCAAAGACATCCCTCCTCTGGAATAAACAACCCACGTATTAAAGGTCCAAGTTCTGGATCCCTTGCGGGAACTTGTTGTAGGTTTGGTGTGCTATAACTAAACCGACCTGTCACCGTACCCCCATCATCAGAACGTAAAGGATGCATTTGACCGTGTATCCTACCGTTATGAGAGTGCTCAAAGATCATCTTATCTATAAAAGTAGTACGCATCTTATTATATTTACGTGCTTTTACAATAGATTGTGGTAAAGGGTGACTATGGCTTTCTAACCATTGAGCAGTAAAGCTAGGTGCATTAATCTTAGCTGTTCTAGGGTAAGTGAGGTCAGCTTTATCAAATGCTCTAGCTATTGACTTAGCATTCCAAACTTCAATCGGTACTCCGTAATCTTTTTTGATTTCAGAAAGTAGCCTTTGTTCCTCTTTTAGTAAGAAAGTAGCCTTTTGTTCTGCTGCTTTTTCATCTACCCTCACACCTTTCCAACGCATATCTAATAGTAGAGGTAATAACTCTCTTTCTAAGGAGTATATTTGGTCTACCTCCTCTTTTTCTAATAGGTCTCTTAGCTTATACCACAGCTTTAATGTCAGTACAGCATCCTGCTCTGCGTAAGGTCCAACATAATTAGCTGGTAGCTTCCACATTTCAGCTTTTGGGTCAACTCCAAAAGAATTGGCTGCTTCTTTAAGCAACGCTTCATCTTTACGTTCACCACAATACTCTGATCCTAAAGAATCTAATGAATATCTATTTCGGTTTTCATTAATTAAAGGTGCAGCAATCATGGTATCTTGTATCTTACCAGACACTTCTAAGCCCATACGTCTTAACCAGCCTACATCGTACAAAGCATTATGAAAAACTTTATCACTGGGGGTAGCTAACTGTTTTTTAAGCCAACTAACCACAAAGTCTTTTTCTAAGTTTCCTCCTCCTTGATGTTTAAAGGGTAAATACCCTGACCAATCAGCAGTCGCTATCGCCACGCCAACCACTTCCCCTGTGTTTGTTGCCCATCCTGGACCTTTAATAATAAGATCGGGATCACGCGTCTCTAAGTCTATAGCTATTTCTTTAGCACTACTTAGATCAGGAAGCACCTGTGGAGGTGCCCATGAACTTTCTGGGGCAAATAATGGCATTTGCTGTGACATTTACCCTATAACCCAGCCGTTCTCTGAATTAACCCACCCTTTAGTTTCTAAATCTTGTCTAACTTGACTTAGTTCAGTTTCAACTTCATTGACTAAAGCATTAAGTTCATCTGCTCTTTTTACCAGTTCTTTTTCTCGTTGCATTAGTTCAATGCTTTCAGAACCAGACTTTTGCACAGGCTTTTCTTCTTTAGTTTTAGGCATCTTTTTCTCCTTTTTGGTTGTTGGTTTAGAGGGTTTTTCATCAAATATACCTAAAGGGACTTTCGTAAAAAGCATCACTAAGCCACTCAAGGCACAGACTAAACCCATTGTTATTGATATTGATATAATTATAGCCATAGCTGAACTATTTCCACCTTGAAATTCAAACTTAGCTATGCCAAATGCAAGTAAGGGTATTGCTATTCCTAACAATATACATGCTTGTTTTCTTCTTTCAGTCATTATTTCTTTTTAGCTTTGCTCTTTTTCTTTGGAGCCTTCCCACCTTCCCATGCTTCGTTAACGTCGGGGGTAGACTTATCGTCTCCTTTATAACGTCCTTTAGCTGTTCTGGCACGTTTAGGTTTAGTTATTTCTACAGCTTTCTTTTTAGCCTTTTTAACCTCTTTAGGTTCTATTTCTAGGCTATCGGGGATGTGTTCAGCTGGATTATATTTTTCCAGTTTAATTTCACCTTCTCTCCCATCTGAAATAACCACTTTATCTTCTTGGTCGTGTCTTCCTTCTTGAAAAGATTCAGGATTTATTTTCCTTACAGCTCCTCTACTATAAGACTCTTTAAATTGCTCTCTAGGACTTTTGGAATCTCTACCAAAAATCCTCTTCCATAAACTTAGAAATGACATAATTTAACCTCCTTTGGTAATATGTTCTTCTACTAACAATAAATAGCGACGTAGGTCTTGTATATCGTCCAAGATACCCTCTTCACGTGAGTCTTTAGTATATGCTTCAAAGACATCATAGTTTTGAGATTCTACCTGTTGCTCTATACGATCCCATTTTCTCGCTAACATCATGAAGGCTCCCACCCCTCCTCGTTTACGCCATGAAATGCCGTAGGATTTTTCTGCTTGTATTAATTTTGATACATCGTTCTTTGCTATTTTGTTTATTCTTAAAAATGTTTTTGGTTTATCTTTCATAATCTGGACATATTTCTTTAAATGGACACCATCTACATGAATTTTCCGAAGGTGTAGCTATAAACTTGGTGTCATTAGTCATAGCGGATGCTCTAGAAGTAAAATTATCTTGAACCTCCTGAATTTCTTCTTTGGAAAAGGCGTGTCGGCTTATTTTTTGATGGTCCAAATACCATAGCTCCGTCTCTACGTTTTCTAGGTCTGGAAACCGACTAAAAACCCCACAGGCGTAAAGAGAACACTGGTCCCTATACCCTACCTCATTAGACCAGTATTTACCTGTCTTAAAGTCTATCACTTTACCGTAATCACCGTCTTTAAAAAACGCATCTATCTTATATCTTCCCCATGTATTTTCCCCAGTCCATGGGGCACTTTCCCAAGACTCATCAAAAGCCCAGTCCTGTTCTACAAATACTTTTTCCGCTAAATAGTCTTCCCTTAGTTTTTCAAAACCGTCACTGAATAATCTAAGTTCCTTTGGTAATTCTTTTATAGTCCCTACTATGTAGTCTTCCGCTAAACCATGAATATGTGTACCACGTGCAGCAGCAGGGTGTTGGGTCTCGGGTAATTGTTCTATGTACCTATAGTATGCTTTTTTAGGACAACTTTCATAAGTACCTAATCGGCTATAAGACCATCGTGTTATGTTTGTCATAAAACTGCTTCTATGTCCTTATGAGACTCTTCTTTAACTGTTCTACGTTCTAGCCATTGCTTACAAGCCAATGACCAGTCCTCTGCTTTAATTTGTTCTGTTGTTTTTATAGCCATATCTATAGCAGCATCTTTATAGAATGCATAACTTCTTGCTATGGGGTATGCTACCTCATTAAAGAAAGCATCCTTACAATGACCACCTTCTAGTTTTCTTGCTTTGTGTTTCCACCTCTTTAGGTCATACATAAATGTATCAAGATCCACCACCCATTCTTCATAGGGAGTAGACACCATAGGGTACGGATTAACATCATTTAATTCATAAACATTGGAGATTCCTGTAAGAGGATACTGAATAGCATAATAGTCCAAAAGACCTATTTCCTCTTGCAAAGGTTTATAGACTTTTTCATAAGCATGAAAGCTATCGCTTATCTGGTGATACTCCCCTAACTCAACGCCAACAGCACTAGCTATAACTTCATGAAGCATTGACATATGTACGGCATTTGCTCCATATGCTCCCCATATCATATCATTACTACGGCAACAAACAGTCATCTGAAGTTTATTGTCTCTAACCTTAAAGTAAATGTTAGTGTTGCAAGGTATATCATTACCTTCTTTATTTAAATCTTGTAAAGCATCCCACATCTGTAGGACACAACGTCTATCGTCGGGGTTTTCTCTTAGTATATTGATTATCTTTTTTATTTGATTTCTATCATGACCTACGCTATAACCAAAATGGTTAAGCCAGCGATAACCATAAGCACCCCACAAAGTTTCTCCATCATCACTAAACTCAGCCATTCGTTTAACATAAAAAGCTACTGTTTCTACATCATTTTGTCCATTTAACATCCATAAACCTTCAAGAAAATGAAAGAAAGGGTTAGCGTCTCTTGGTTTTGAGAATAAAACTCTTTCATTAGGGTGGGTATAGGTGGTAGTGACAGGAGAAACTGATTCTATAACTTTACCTGCCCGACTCTCTCGCCACTCACCTTCAATAGCTAAGTGGTCTAACCCTAAAAGAAGGGCTTCATTCACATTTCTAGCTTTGATAACTTGCATATGCTTTCTTCCAACTTATTACTACGTCCTGCCTTTTACCCCAACCCCAAGCAGTCTTAGTTTCTTTTTCTACAACACGCACAAAATCTTCGTGTAACTCTTTCATTTTTAATGCAGATTCTGCCTGTACCTCTGGGCTTCTATAAGTAGAGCAACCTCCAGCAGCATTAGATTGCTTTTGTCCCTGAGCATAAAAGAAGCTAACCTTATTAGGAACACCTGCCCTTAGTAATTGAAGTGCTACATCAAAGTCTTCCATAACAGTTACCCTGCCGTGTTCAACTTTATCCCTACAAATATCTAGGTCATAGGCTAGTGCTCTTATGTACCTAGTGTTCTCAGCTGATAAATCTTTTACTCGGTTATTACCTTCCCTAGCACTAATACCACAGTGTCCATAACCCTGATCCATCCATTCATCTAATAGTCCAAAAACTCCATGATACTCTTCTGGTTCTAAATATCGTAAGTGCCAATCAGTTGGGCTTTTTCTTACATAAAACCTTAGATCATCGTCTAACATAACAATTCGTGGATCATCTGAATTATCCCAGATATATTGCCTAACCCCTGAAATACCTTTAATTTCTTCGGGGACAATTAAAAGGTTATCATGTACTTTAGCATAATCCTCTTCTTCAGAGGCATCCACAACTAAAGTAGTGTTAGCCTTTATATCATCAGGCATAAAAGATAACGTAGTTTGTTCTCTTTGCCTACTTTTACTCGGTATAAATATTCTCATGTTTCCCACTCCTCCTTTTTTCTGTTTGGTTTATATTGTGCTCTAGGTTTTCCTTCATTTAATCTAGTGCGTTCATATTTATCGAATTCACAAAGACAATGTTCTATGTCTCTCATTTCTAGAACAGGAACATGATCTTCTAAATATCTATCGGATACCATTAATAGATCATACATCTCACTGCAAGAAGCTTTCTTAGTTAAAGACTTTTTAATATCTCTATTATGTATCCTATTTAATCCCCTTACTGCTCCTGGACCAGCATTAGCCCAAGTATTAATATCATCTGCGTTCTTAAGGTATTTAGTGTGTCGTAAATCAGTTACTACTTCATAAGACATAAAACCACTAAATCCTGCATAAGGAAGATAACCTTCCCATGTCTTTTCTAAAGAGTCCATGTGAAGTTCAGGGGGGTTATTATATAAAGGTGTTAAAATTTTATCTATTGTTTGTTCTATCTTAGAACCACCTAAAGTTCCCGTTAACATATAAGCACCAGTGTAAACCTTCTTTTTTGCATCTTTTCTAGCCTGCATTATTTCCTTAACACGTTCAGGTTCCCATTTATCAGGAAAGCCTATTTCTTCTAGTGTTCCTGGCCAATTGATTTGTCTAGCTACCGCCATAGCAAAAGGTACGTTAGGGTGTTCCATGTATGGTTCACACCAATTACTTCGTATCCATTTAGTAACGGTGTCTAGTTCTCTAAATACATTACAAAAACTATACTTCCTTAAGATTTCATCTTCTGTCCAAGGAAAGTCTGCTCCCGCTTCTTTATTAACATAAATAGCATGTCTTTCGTTAATAAAATTAAAAAAGGCTTTATGTCTTTGTGCTTCGTCTAGTTCCATGGTACCACTTTATTATAACTACTTTACTATGTAAAGGCATTAATATGCAATTCTAAAATATTTATTGGTAGAGGACTGAACAATATTTAAGTTTTGTTTTGTTCTAGTTATCCCTACATAAAAGGTTCTGTTCTCAGTATCAGGTCTACGGATAAGTTCTTCGTGTGTACTACCTGCTAAATCGGTTAATAAAACCACGTTGTCAGACTCTCCTCCTTTAGAGGCATGTATTGTGGTTAGTTTAATTCTAGGTGTGTTAGTGTTTTCGTTTCTTCTTAAACAGGAGATAAGGTATTCTCTTTCTTTCACCCCTAATCTATCAAAAGCTTCATGCCATATTGTTTCTACTAAAAGTCCATGATTCTTTTTAAGATTTTCCATAGTATAAAAAGATTCTACATCAGCGTGGGTTAAACGCTTCTTTCCCCTTTCAATACCTTTACCAGCTGACATATAAGAATATATTGTTTTAACTCGGTCAAAGGAAACAGCTTCCCCTTTGCGTAGCATCTCCCACCCTTTAATAGCTAGTAATAATTTTTCACTAACAGAAAGATTGTTTTGTCTTTGATATAAATATCCTAGTGCACGTAAATGGTTCTGTACATTATTTAATAGGTAGTTGTTTCTAGCTAAAACTAGCCACTCTCCTTCACTAAAATCAATATGTTCATACGACCTATGGTATTGAATAGATCCTTCCTCTTCTCTAGGTATCCATTCTTTATCTCTTCTTTCCTTAACCCTTTTTATTACATCCTCTGCTATTTTGTGGACTGACTTAGGTATTCTATAGGATTGCTTTAGTTCTATGATGTTTCCTTTTAAGTTTATAAACTTCTCTACATCTGCTCCTGCCCATCTAAAAATAGCTTGGTCATCATCCCCTGCTATATAAACATGTTCAACGTCTTCCGCTAATTTAATAACACATTGCCACTGTAGTGAGGATAAGTCCTGTGCTTCATCTACTATAAGTACATCTAAGTTAGGTACATTCTTATTGGCAATAAACTTTTCAAGCATATCGGTATAATCCACTAAGAATCGAGTTTCTTTATATTTTTTGTAAGAGCGACAAAACCAGTCAAAATGACGCCAAGAAAAATCAGGGTTAGCTTTATTATATTGTATCTTATGGTTTAAACACTGATTACGTCCTGTGTTTTCTAAAAACAGCATTTTATCTGCAGTGGTCGTGACTCTAATAGAACCTTCTAGCATGTTCCAGCTCTGGTTTAATTTTTCTCCTAGAAATTCCCCCAACTCTTTGTAGTTACTTCCCCCCATTACGTCAGCTTTAGAAAGATTTAAAGAATGGTAGCATAAAGAATGTATCGTACGAAAATAAGGTATGTCGTCAGGATCTAAATTAAATTTCTCTACTGCTCTAGACAAAGCTTCATTTGCTGCTTTACGAGTGAAAGCTAAGTACCCAATCTTATTAGGTGCAAAACCTTTTTCTAAAAGTTCTTCAGTCTTGTTTAGAAGAAAGGTCGTCTTTCCTGTTCCTGGTGGACCCACCACTATGTTCCACATATTCTTTCCATCTCTTAAATGTTTTTGTTTCACTGTCCCAGAACCACCCTTTATAACAATTATGCATTAGAACGGATCCTCTTCCATGTCAGGAGTATCTAAACCTTCCTCATCGTATTCAAAAGCATCTATTCTCCATACGTTTACACCTTTCTTTTTAATGTTCCAGAACTCGTGCTCTGCTCCCAGTTCTTTTAGCTTAGAAGCCATACTGTTTAAAGGCATGTCTGTAAATCTATGTTTCATTAAATATTCTCGTAGGTCACTAAGCCTAAAGAATGTTTTACCTTCTTCTGTCCATGGCTTTCCTAATAATAGTTCATCTTTAGCTTGGGCTTGAGCCAAGTCAGTGCAAAAGGATTCTAGGTGTTCCATAAACTGTCCTTCTATAGAAGCGTCTTGACTAACCTCTATAATTTCCATCCCACTATCCATGAGATGTTGAACTAAGTTTTGCCACCCTCTTTCATTCATACGAGGAGGCATTATATTAAGTTGTTCCATACATACTCGTTGAAACTTAATTTGATTTTGTAGTTGTTCAGTAGTTAGTTCAATACGTCTATCGTCTATAGACATAAACCATAGTGGTGGGGTGGTTCCTAATTTAGCAAGACTAGAGAAAGTAGGAGCACCGTGATTATCTCCTACCCCATGTTTACAGGTTAAACATTTATTTCTATTACAATAAGAACGTATAGGTTCATCCCCACACTTATAGTTATAGTCTTTCTTTTCTAGTGTTTTAATTAAGGTTAAGACTTCTGATGCAGGCAATGGAGGGTGTACATACTTTCTATTATAATCTTCTATCTTTTTATTCCATTCGTCAGGGTGGGCTTTCTTTAAATAAACCCCTATATTAAATAGTCCATTATTTCTTGTTCCTTCGGGAAAGCCTTGTTTTAATAAAACTTTTAAGCAAGGTGGACCTTCCATAAGTTCTTCTGCTTTAGGTGTTTCTATACTTAATAATTTTTCTCTCGTTATTTTCCTTTTCTCTACGAACTCTAAAAATGCTTCAGAGTTTAAATGCATTCCATTGTTGTCATAACCATAACGTGTTGAATCATTTCCCCCAAAGTATGGCATGTTTAACCATGATCCTACATCACTTCTATCAACAAGTATTTCACGTTGTTTAGGAAAGATTTCTACACCACCGTACCCTAACGCAGCAGAAAGTTCTCTTAATACGTCTTGCATTTCTCCTGCAGGTACAAAATCTTTAGTGAATAAAAAGATATGAGCACCACCACTTTTACTACGACAAACAACTAACGGGAACTTTAAGTTTTCTACTAATCCGACTAAGTGTTTAAATTCTAAAGGGTAGACATCTACGTCTATACACCCCCAACATACTTTATTGTCTTCATTTATAGGGATAACCCCTAACCCATAATCTCCCTCTAAATGACTAATCCAGTGTTTAATTTCTGCCCCACCACTGCGAATAGTTTTGCCAACTCCTTTTTGTTTAATGTCGTTAGTGTTGTTAACTTCAAACGTTCCATGAGCTCGACTTGAGCCTTTAAAAAGTTCGTAAAATTTTTGGGCAGTTTCTGTCATCTATTCTCTTCAAAAGAGTCAGGGGAGACTCGAGATACTCCCCCTTCTCCGTAACGTCTACGCTACTTCTTCTTGAGAAGTGTATGTTAAAGCATTAACTGTTGATCCAAACTCTTTAGCAGAGTTATAGACATCCACTTCCTTGTCCTCTAACATCCCAAGATTAGTCACGTTCCATCCAAACCAACTACCTGAATCGTTAGACTCAGGAACGGCAGTCAACTTATATTTATGACTAAAGGTTGCAGGGGTAAATAGTTTACCTTCTGCTCCTTTAACCTTAAGACTAGCCATCATGGAATTCCATCGCTTAGACTTTTTAAGTTGCGTACCAGTCATGGCAAGCATTACAGGGTTATAGCCAGCATCCGTTATGTGCATAACGTAATGATTAGCTGTGGTCTGTATTTGATTACCATTAGGTAGTATATCTTGATACCTCTCGTTCTTCGTGCACTGTTGAAGTATTGCTGGGTCTTCATAGGTAGCGATTAATCCACCACCTCTTTCTGGACCCCACTCCAAAAACACACGCCTGTATGAAACAGGCACAACAGTGATACCTTTTTCACCGCTCCAAAATTCATTGGAGACCGTGTTAAAAATATCCCCTACACTGATTCCTTCAATGTATGCACCATCGTGCTTTTGAACCTGTGGGCTTAACGCCTGTACAAGTTTTAAACGAGGAATAATAAGATCCTCTTGGGTTACATTCTCAAGACCTGCACCAGCGTCTGCTGTGAAATCAACCACGCTAGGCACAGAACCATTTTTCTTTTCTACTTTTTCTTCAGTCATTATTTACTATTTGTTATTTTGGTTTTTTGACCTACATATATATTTAAAGTGTCAAAAGGGAGGTCGTTACCTTTTTCCACCTGCTCCCTAACAAAACCTTTTAAAGTCATGGGTTCAACCCACTCCTTCTGTTCAGGGTGAAAACCCTGCCCATCTAGTTCCATTAAAAGAGAGTTTGCAGTTTCATCTTCAGCTCTACCAAAGCTTACTGAAACTGTATTTTTAATTAGATCCGCATGTCCGTTCTTACGGAGCCAATCAAAAGCTTTTTCTTTATTTTCCGTTGTTATTCTAGCACTATAGAAAGCAGAAACACTTACCTTAGTTCCATCCACTAAGCTAAACTCAGAAACTCCTGCTTCTTTTAAAGCATCAGGAAGTTGTACTTCCGCCACTTCTTTAAGTTCTTCTTTAAAAGCTTTAAGTTGTTTTTCTTTAGCCTTTATCTTTTCTTCTAGGAAAGTTTGCTTTTCTGCTAAAAGTGCTATGTTGTTTAAATCATTGTCCTTAACCTTAACTTTATGTTCGTCCTTGCTGTCTCTTTGTATTTGATCTATTATTGCCATTATGTCTCCAATTTCATCGAGTAATATTTATACTCCCTATTATCCCACTTTAATATTTTTGCCTTATTTCCATTTAAAAGTAAAGCGAAATGTACAGCAACTCCTATTGCCACAGGATCGCCTATTAAAAGTAAATAGTCTTCTTCACTAAAATTGCGTAGGGTGTGTTTGATTCGAGAGATAGTTGAAACAGGTGTGTACATAATGTTTTCTGTTTCAGAAAGAATGAAATCTAACTCACCGTATTCAGTGGCGGATAAGATGTTTTTCTTTTTGTCAGGTTTTTGTACAACAAAGACTGTCATATCTCCTCTCTTTTATCTTGGCTTGAGTATAACTGATAATGGACATAAGTAAAGTGATAAAATTACAAATGTATTATTAGCTATTATATGGAATTAAATTTTTAAAAAATAAAAAACTAATTTAGGAAGAAAATACTCAATAGCTCAATAGCTTTTTGCTGTTTTTGTTTAAATATGAAGGGTTTCAAGGGTATTGAGTCAGACTATTGTCTCAAAATTACCTGTTTTACTCAATAGCTCTTGATTACGTGCATTACATTTCATTTTTAAATGGCTTTACTTATTACTTTACCTATTATATCCTTTAGACAGACAGTTGAGGTTTCCCTCCATTAGTTAAACATCTTTCATGTTTGCCTCAGCTGTCACTAGAAGAAAGAGACATGTTACAGTATAAATATAAGACAGAACCATATAAGCACCAAGAGGATGCTTTAAATACATGTTGGGATAAAACTGAGTACGCTTTGTTTATGGAGATGGGGTGTGGTAAATCTAAAGTGCTGTTAGATAACATAGCCATACTATATGCAAAAGGAGACATTAATGCTACTCTAATTGTGGCTCCTAAAGGAGTGTACGACAACTGGATAGAAGGGGAAATACCTATACACCTACCTGACTATATTAAAAGAAGAATTTATCGGTGGTCACCTGCCGAAACACAAAAGAATAAAAAACAAAGAGAAGAGATTTTACGGTTTTCTCATGACTTAGATTTTGTAGTTATGAATGTAGAGGCGTTAAGCACTAAAAAAGGTACAGACTTTGCGGTTAAGTTTTTACTTAACAAACGTGCTTTATTTGCAGTAGATGAGAGCACTTCAATTAAATCTCCTTCTGCTGCTCGTACTAAAAACACTTTAAGAATAGCCAAGTACGCTACCCATAAAAGAATATTGACAGGGTCACCTGTTACTCGTAGTCCTTTAGACCTATACACCCAGTGTGAGTTTTTAGACCCTGCTTTATTAGGCTACAGTAGTTACTATAGTTTTAGGGCAAGGTATGCTGAGATGGTTGACCGCAGTGCTGGTGGGCGTACCTTTAAACAAGTAATAGGCTACAAAAACCTAGAAGAATTAAATGAATTATTACAACCCTTTAGTTATAGAGTTTTGAAAAAGGATTGTTTAGACTTACCTGATAAGATATACATTACTCGTAAAATAGACATGACTCCAGAACAAAAGAAAGCTTATGATGAAATTAAGCGTTATGCTATTACTGAATTGTCTAATAGTGAAAGAGTATCTGTTACTTCAGTTATTACTCAACTGCTTAGACTACATCAAATATCTTGTGGGTTTACTCGTAGTGATTTAGATAAAGACGTAGAACTTAAATCTCAAAGGTTAGAAGAATTAATGAATATCTTAGAGGAAACTGAAGGAAAGGTTATTATCTGGGCGAATTATCGGTTTGATATTAAACGTATTCTAAAAACTATTACTGATAAGTATGGACCTGAATCAGTAGGAGCGTATTATGGAGACACTTCTGATGAGGAAAGGCGTCGAATACTTCATGACTTTCAAGATAAAGAAAGTAAGTTACAGTACATTGTGGGGAACACTCAAACAGGAGGATACGGGATCAATTTAACTGCTGCTCATACGGTGGTCTATTATTCTAATAATTTTGATCTTGAGAAGCGTTTACAGTCGGAAGACAGAGCACATCGAATAGGGCAATCCAATAAAGTTACCTATATTGATATTATTTGTAAAAATACAGTAGATGAAAAGATAGTAAAGTCTTTAAAAGCTAAACAGAATATTGCGTCTAAAGTACTGGGTGAAGAAAAGACTTGGCAAGATTGGATAGTTTAATCTATTAGCCTTAAAGGAGAAAGATCTTTGCTTCTACCCATACGTTGTTTTAATACATCTAAAAACATACGTTTGGTGTGTCCATCTTCAGTGACAAAAGGATTTCCTTCCGCAGCCGTATTTCCATATTTCACGTTGTCTCGATTAGGAACTAGATCGTATAATTCTTTTTCGGTTAAAGGGTTTTCATAATTAGGAAGTTTGTACTGTGGTCCTTTAGCTATAGCAACATAGGCTTCTGGTCCTACATTTACACTGTTATAGTATGGAGTAAAAAAATTATTCGAAGGCACTGATGGTACAGTTAAACCACTTTCTACAAAAGGATTACCTTCTCCAGCAATTTCTCTTTTCACTAATACACTAAATTTTTCGTCAGCTGTTCTAGGGGTTATTTGAAAACTATCTCTTAATTCTTTAGCATTGGTGGCGTTTTTATTGATAATATATTCTGTATCGTCTAGACCTTTAGCCAATATTTGTCTGTTTATGTTTGCTGCCTCAGTGAATAAATCTTTAAATTCTTGACTGTTGATTTTTTTAAGATAGTCGTTTTTAAATTTTAAATCTATTTCCACTTCATCTATTATTTCTTTGGTTTCATTTAAGAACGGTTTATTTGTTTTTAAAACTCCTGCAGTTTCTTTAGCAGTTGGGTAAGAAAGCTTTAATGCATCTCTCATGGCATCTGTAACCCTAAAACTAAGACCCACAGTTCTTTGTGGGTCTAAATAATTCTTCAACATCTGGTGTACAGGGCTGTGTCTTCCAACAGAAGGGTGTTCGAAAAATGGATCATAGTCGTCATATTTAACCCATCTTCCTTCAATTTCTTCTGGTCTTGTGTAAATATCAAAAGGTGTTTCATTATCCCATTCAAATTTTCTTTCGGATCCAAATCTAAAGCTTTGTCCTGGGTCTCCTGTGGGTGGAGGACGTTTATCAACTGCTTTTAATGAAGTTATTCCTTTTTGTTTTAAAAGAGGAGAAGCAATTCTGAGTCCATAAGGAAGAGTAGCTAGTCCCCCCATTATACCAGCACCAGCTATGTTTCCTTCTTGATATTCTCCCAGTGCATCTCCCAATAGGGCAGTGGTTTCTGTACCTGCTGCTGCACTACTGAGGAAAGGAGCACGACCACCAGATAAAGCCATTAAAGCTAAATCCATTCCCCCAATATCTGAAGGATTAAGAAGAGCTTGGGAAACAGGTCTACTGGTTTCTACGTCTTCAGGTATTTCAGTACCGTACTTTTTTTGCAGGTAACGCATGTACTGTTCTTCTTCTGAAGCTCCCAGTAAATTTTCTGCGGTGCGTGAACCACGTTCTCCATATTTTAATTGCATTAAGTTTCTGAGTCTGTCTCGCCAGCTCTTTTGTCCAGTGTGCCCAGCCCAGAGTTCGTGAGTAGTTTCTGCCATTAGCCAAAGTACGAGGTGTTTCTATAACGAGCCTTGAGTCTAGCTTCTGGGCTATACCCTTGCTTGACTAAAGACTTAGAAGGTTTATGAACTGTGACCTGCTTCTTGCGTAGGTTTTCTGCAACAAAATCACCGATGCCTCCTCCTGGAACTTTTCCCCCTTTATTCATTGCATTAACTATATCGCCTGCTTCATCTCGATAAGACCTAATTATTTTAGGATCTATGATTTGTAGGTTTAAAGTACCTGCTTCATTGGCGGTAAAAGCTTTCCATCCTCTTTCTTTAAGTTGTGGTATAATCTTTTCCATAATATGCCAATTAGTTTTGTCCCATGTATCTAGTAGGGCTAAATCTTCCGCTGTACTTTCATCAAATGTTTTAAGAGATTTTTTGTACATTTTAGTGTTTGGAACTGTTCTTTCTTCCAGTTCTTTTCGTAAATCTTTTCTGTGTTTTTTGTATTCACTTTTTATGTACTCTTTATGCTTAGGGTTTCTAAAGTCTAGAATGTGTTTAGTAGCTTTTTTATCTATAAGTACAGGGATAGTACGTCTAATATCCCCTCTACTTAGCACAGTGTCATCCCCTTTTCCTGCAAATCTGTCAGCAAATTTTTTAGAAGCAGAAATAGAAAAGGTAGGAGCCTTCATTTTGTGTAATATTTGTGCTTCCGCAGGTATTTCTACTCCTTTTGCAACTCCTCCTGGGACTCTTTCAAAAAAGTTAGGGTATTCAGTTCCATGGTATCCAGGATTTTTTACAAAGTTTTCGTCTACAGTTTTCCCTAAACTTCTGTGTCCTAACGCTCCTGAACGATAACTAAGTTCATGTCCTGGCATCTCGCTGTAGGGTGCTCTAGTTGGAATAGGTGCACTACCTTTGCGGGAAGCCCATTTTGCAGCCAGTCCAGGAATTCCTGCTTGATAAGCACCTTTACCGTATTGATAGGCTCTTCCGTAAGGAAACGCCATAAGTGCTGCCTCTATTGCTGCCCACTTTAAAGCTTCTTGTGCTTCTTCCCTACTCCCGTATTGAGGAAGACCAGAGGCACGTGGGTTGAACCTACTGTAATCTAAAGGTGGTTGTGTAGGATTAGCCATAATCTCTAGTTAACATATCAAATAATAATACTGTAAACAACAGTATTACAAAAATTCCATAGAACATAAAGTTTAGTGTTTTTTCTTTTTTCAATCGGCTAATGGGTTTGTATTATCATCTAATTTATCCAGTTCAATCCAGATTCTTTCTACATCATTGGTTAGACCAACAATTGATGCTTTGTTATCAGAGATTTTATCACTGTTATCTGGTATCTCTATACCATCTATTTCTTTTTCTAAATACTCTACTGAAGTTTCTATACTTGCAAACCTTTGTTCAATTAATTGTTGAGCATCTTCGGTCTCGCCTAGTCCACCTATTTTCTTTTCTAAGTTTTCTAGTCTATTAACATAACCTGCACCTGCGTAACCAAAACCAGCTAGTGTGCTTACAATAGTTGCTAAAGCTATTAGCTGTCCTGCTTTTGATTTAAACCATTCCATATTCTTCTCCTATAAATTAGGTTGTGAACTTATTATACTTTGCATTTTATTTATATTACTACTTGCTAGACCATAAAATGCACTAATATTGTCTGAGATTGAAGCATCCGCATAGATAGCTCTGGGTTCATACCAAGTAGTGGCTTGAGGAATAGTGGCTTCTCGATACGCATCAAATCCTGGAACATAGCCTAAGAAGGCAACTAAAGTAGATTCATCTCCATACTTTCCAGTTTCTTCTTGTGTTGTTTGTCCTTGTTCTTGTTGTTCTTTTATATTATTAGCAACAATTTGGTCAGCTATTTGATCCGCTTCCGATGCGGTCATTACACCTGATACTGCGGTATCTATTTGACCTTGCATATCGGTTACTTGCACATCTGCCATAACCACTTGGGGAGTAGAATCAAATGTAGGTAACGCAGTTATCACTGTGGTTACATTACTTACAGTTTGTGTGCTGCCACCCATACCACTCGTTGATCCCATATCCTGATTTAAACTTAATACTGTGTTTGTTTGTACTTGTGCAGTTTGTATCTGGTCTGAAATACTAGGAGAACTACTGGTAGAAACACCACCACCAGAAGCCGAACTAGCTACTGCCGTTGTAGTTGTGTTGCCTGCTGAACCACTTCCACTTGAAGAACCACCGTAGTTAGAGGCACTTCCTCCTGAACTTGTAGAGCCCCAACCACCTGTGCGAGCTGTAGTGCCTGCGGTAGTTCCTGAAACACTATTAGTAGCAGATTGAATAGTGCTGGCTACTACGTTTAATTGGGCAGTAGTGATTCCTCCTTTCTTTTCTTCCTCTTCTTCAGCTAGTCTTTCTTCTAAGGTTTCTTCTTCTGCTTCTGCTAATCGTTCTTCTTCTATTTCTTCAAAGATTTCTTCCACCACTTCTTCTTCAAATACTTCTTCTATAAATTCTTCTTCAGGTTCTTCTAACATTTCTTCAATTTCGGCTACTAATTCTTCTTCAAAGATTTCTTCTTCTAATTGTGCGAGTTCTTCTTCATACCACTCATCCAGTTCTTCTATAGTTTCAAATTCTATATAAGTTTCTAAGTCTTCATAATCCTCTACTAAAACAGTTTCGTGAAAGACAAACTCCTCTATTAATTCTTCACTGGTATCAAAAGGCAGTGGATTTGGTTCAAATTCATCATAAGAAACTAAATAAACTTCTTCTATATATTCATAGGTTTCTACAAATTCATCATAAATTTCCATTTGTACTTCTAATTCTTCCCAAGTTTCTAATGGAGAACTATCCCACTCTATCCAGCCATCATCATTAAAAGAAACATCAGTACCATACCATTCATCTACTTGTGTTTGCCCAAATTCTTGTAGATCTATTTCGTACCATTCTGCATCA